CTACACTTGCGCCTTTAGGTGCGAGAGTGAAGTTGTCGCTAGTTACTTTATAGGTAGCCATGTGTCTCCTTATGTATACACAGTAAGTGTAGACGATATCTGCAGAAACTCTGCGTCATCTTGTTCCAATGCTGAGATATTACTAGACGATGGCAAGATTAGGTTCTGGACTACGCCACCCAATGTCTTATCTGCTTCAAGTGCAGCACGGATTGAAGATGCACCTGAGTAGGACAAGTATCCGTCAAGGGTTGAGTGGGCAACTCTGTCTACCCATCTTCCTACAACAACTTGGATAGTCCAGTCCATCGTTACCAACCCACCGTTCATTGCTCCGTGATAGTTCACCGTATTGAGCACTGGGAAGCCGATAGGGGGGTTCAATTGCTCAGGTTGGTACGAGTACGCCCTAAGTCCTGAAATGGTCGCTAACGCCGTCTTGATGCCTGTGGCGACTTGGCTAACTGTGGCAGGCATTATGCAACTGCCAACAGACGATACGGATTGAGCATCTCTCTTACATCGGGGTCTACGGCACGAACTTGAATTGCCATATCAGCAAAGCCGACTACGCCAAGTGCAGCGTTGTATCGAGCAAAGCCTCGCATAGTTAGAAGTATTGTTGCTTCCCGAACATCGTTTGGAATAGCATTCCATCCCCATTGTGCTGTGACCTGCAAAGAAGGTGGATTGGGTGGCACTGGTATCGGGAAAGTCTTGGCACCGATAGCCGTAATGCGTCTGTACGGTCTGCCGTTCAATATGGCATTGGTCGGTTCTACTTGGTAGTCCGTTCCGAGAGTCCAAGTGGTTTCAAAACTTCCGTCACCAGTTTCATCGGTCTTCACAATTAGACCAGTTGTGGATGCAATATCTTGAACTGGAACATAGTAATCGTTGGTTGGCATAAGAGAAATAGCAGTGGCTGTGGTTTTATAGAACCATCTTCCACAGTAGCCATCTACACGCCGAGATGCGCCTTCAATAGAGTTTTCTAAAAGAGCGTCGTCTGTTGAGTCAGTAAGGCGTAATGCAGCCTTGACTTCTGCAAGAGTGCAGTAGCCATTTACAATTGTCATTACTCATCTACTGGCTTACGAGCACGAGGTTTCGCCCGGCTAGCAGTTTCAACAGTTGGCTCAACAGATGCGCTCTCAATACCGATACCGAACTTCGCTAGTTCAGCGTCTACTTGTGCAACTCTCTGTTTCAGCCCACGCCGTACATAGCCTTCACGCTCAAATAGTAATGATTCAACTTGGTTATTCATAAATGTTCCTTGCTGTATGGGTAGGTGCAGGGAGAAAGTGGTAAAAACCTACACCCACCCACAGCATATTGGACTAGAAGGTTGGTGTGATTAGTCCAGTTCCACCGATGAGTGAGAATGCATTTGGATATCGGTTTGCCGTGAAAGCAGAGTATCCATAAACAATCATCGTTACATCAAGTTCAGCAGCCTTTGGTTGCTCAAAGCGAAGCATCATTGGCTCGCCTGAACCTTGTTCCCAAAGGTGTGCTTCCTGCGTGTTACCAAAGATGATGACATCCTCGTTTGCGCCTGCACCGTTTGTGGTAATCACATTTGCGTCTGTGATGACTGGCAAGCCCATAATCGTGTAGCCACTAGAGCCATACACTGGCGCACCATTACCCGATGCAACAGCAGGCTGTCCATTGAAGTTTGGCACTGGTACAGCGAGTGGTCGCTTTTGGTCGTCTTGCGCTGCAAGGATGAAAGCCAAACGGCGTGGATGCATCAGGATGAAGTTGGGTCCAGCAAAGAACGCTGTCTGGATTCGTTGAATTGCATCTGCAAACTTTGGATAAAGTTCGCTTACTGTCGGACTGGCATCAGTGTAGGTAATTACCTGAGTGATGGTATTGGTCAATGATGTTGCACTAGTTGTGAGGTTCAATAAATCCAAGTTCGTGTGGTATGCGGACACAAGGTCTGCCATAACAAGCGAGTCAATGTTTGTTCCACGCTCAATTGCTTGACGAGAAACATTCTGCTGACCAGCAACTGTCACAACTGAAATGTCCAACTTGGTGTCATCCATGTTGGTTTCTTGAACAGCAGCACCTTCACTTTGTACGGCTGTTGCTGTACCAGTTGTCACCTTGGAGATAGAAATCGTAAGACCTTCATCTGGAAGTTGGTGCTTGCGTACTTGGTCAAGGAATGGACGACCTGCACGAGCGAATGGTGCAGCCAATTCGGTGAGGAACTGTGGTACTACAAGACCAGCAAAGTTTGCTGATGTCACATCACGGCGTTCAACTTTTTCTTCCTGCATGTGTCGTGCGAGACGCTCACTTGCTTGGTAGTCATTGTTGAAATGTGCTGAAAATGCGTCACGAATAAATGAAGTATCTGCTTGTGGTGCATAGGTGCGAGCCTCTGATTTCACGATTGTGGGCTTGATGCCTGCAACTTCTCGTGCGATGGACGCTTCTTTAGAACGCTGTGCAAGTTCTTCCTGCTGTGCGATAGATGCATCGAGTTCACGAACTTGTGTAAGTGAATCAGATACTTCTGTGTCTTCGGCAGGCGTGAGGTCACGGTTTTCCTGCTCTGCTAATTGAACGAGCGACTCTGCTTTTGTAACAAGAGCCTCACGCTTTTCATGGAGTTTTTCTAAGTATGACATTTGTCTTCCTTGTTGTTGGTGGGTTAGTACAACGGTGAAATACCAAGTGAATAATCGGCTTGTCTTTCGGCAGTTATTTTATTCGTGCAATTGCCACTTGCTGTCGGCGCAAGCGAGTAGGTGCACTAGGGGCAGTGTAATGCATATTTCGCAGTTCTGCAATAGTTTCCTCATAAGCAGGGTAAGTCACTACGGAAACATCATAAAGTTGAACTTCACGCAGTTCTCGTACTGAACGGTCTGTGTTCCAACTGTCTTTTATAGTCCTAAATGCAAAGGACATTTGATTCAAATCGCCTCTACGAAGTCCCGACATTATTTGCTGTGCTAATGGGTTGGCAGGGTCAAGGTCTGCTTCAACCTTCAATCCCCTTGCATCCTCGCTCAATCGGAGAGTTCCTGATTTGGTTCGGGCAAGTGGAGCACCATCGTGGTCAAACAACAAACGAACATCAGCACCGTCTTTGAGTGTCTTGGTAAATGCGCCCCTAGTTACATACTCGGTAAAACCTAAGTCTTGAGAAGCAGTATCCCACATCGCAGCATAACCAACCAGTGTATTCCCATCTCCTTCAGACCTAATCTCAAGATTGGAATAAGCAATACTTCTTGTGTCGTCAATAGATTTAGTAACCCACTCAATAGTATTGGTTTCACTTATCGTTTCTTGGTCTGTGCTGTGCAGTTCAAGTTGGTCTGTCATTTCATCTCCTTGCGAGGTTTCAATAATGTTATCGGGTATACCAGATGCAGAACGAGCATCTGAGAACTTGGGGTGGTCAGGATGGAGCAGGTCATTGTCTGTCACATACTTGGGGTTTTCGGGTCTGCCCTTTTCGGAAAGATAAATAAAAGCGTTCACTCTCGCCATAGCCCATGCTGCTCTTGAAACCCCTGGTCTATGAGAAGTGGAATACGCACCAGCGCCCCTACGCCATACAGATTTGAGCGAGCCGACCCTAACCCGAGTCCACACTTCTTTGCCTTCTTCTTCCATCTTTGCATTGTGTTCTTGGGCTTTAGTGTTCAACGCTTTTTCAGTGTTGTCGTCAAGAGAGATGTCACCCTCTTTACCTTCTGCTGAGCCTGGTTTATTTATGTCAGAACCTTTTATTTGGTCTTTCTTAGGTGCAGGTGCTCGTTGTTCTTCGTCATAGTTTTCAACCACCATTTGTGCATGAGCCATTGCTCTTTCTGCGTTTTTCTTAGATGGCCCTGAACCCCAAAGCAGATGAGCCACTAAGCCTGCGCCCGGATACTCACTATCGTTTGGGTCATTGTTTTTAGGTGCGTCTAAATCAACTAGATGCCTTGCAATCCAAGGGGCTATCTTGCGCCACTTTTCTATTGACACATCTCCGTTAGCCATTTTTCTTGCTGAACTGATAGTTGCTTGAACAAGACCGTCACCACCAAATCCATCGGCGTATAGTTTTAGTCCTCTTTTTGCAGCGTTCCTCATGTAAACAGGGGGTTCAAGACTTACTGCTCGTTCTTCTGTGTATTCTTCGTCTTCTTCTTCGTCTTCTTCGTCTGATTGCCAAGCGTTGCAGTAGTAACCACCATCAACATACTCGCTCCATTTTGTGCAGTAAGCCTTTGTTCCATCTTCGCTGACATCTTCTTCGTCATAGAAAGCGCAGTTACCACACGCCTTTCCTTCAGGCACATCATCTTCTAGTGCTGGTCGGTAGTTGTCAGGCAAAGAGCGTATTTCCCCTATGGGTTCTTTGTCTTCGCCAACTGATGCTGCAATCATCTGTTCAATAGCGTCTTGTTTGGAAGCGTGACAACCAATAGTTTCATAACGGTCACCTAGTTTGACGACAGTTGCCCAACCACTGCAGTCAGATTGATTCTGTGATATTCCGTATGGCATTGCTAATCCACATCAGGCGTCAAGACACGCATCGTGTGAGTGCCTGCAGATACTGCATAAATTTTTTCGTTAGTTGGTACAAAGATTTCAAGTGTTGTGTTGTTAGACATATGCAAACCATTTTCTAAAGTCACATCAGAACCACCAATATAAAGTGAACCTGAAGATGAATGCAGATAACAACGGCGTGGAATGTTGTCTGCTGTTACAACCAATGTTGGTGAATCGGTTACTGTTACTGCTATTGACTTCATATAGTATTCACTATAGGGCTTGGGGGTATAGGGTCAATGCCGATTGCCGACGCTGTCTGACCGTAATAGAAATTATCTCCACCGTCATAAGGTTCTCTACCTTCAGTTTGTCTTGCTTCATTAGGCGACAATGTTCCAGATTGGATTTGGATTTGTTGCGCTGTCACTCGT